TTCCAGGATCCGAACGGCAGTAACAGGGTATCCGCGAGGATAATGTTATTGGTCGCCGTCTGAATATTGGTTAACGCGCCGTTAACGTCCTGGATAATCTCGTCAGGCGTAGTCGTACCGCCTTCCCAGTTGCCGTTTATGGCGCCGCTGGCGGGTACTGCAGAGTTATCGAATAGACCCTCCATACCTTTAGTGGCGTCGCCTACAAGGGCTACCCGGTCGATCATCTCCTCGGAAGCACGACGAGCCGCGGCGGCCTTATCGTTAGCGAGGTTAATGCCGAGCATTTGGGCCTGGTTAATCTCCTCCCAGCCGTAACCGTAGCCGATACCGGCGGTCAGGACGGGCGTCTCATACTGCGAGTGCTCGACGTCGGCCATGGGGATATCGTCGGAGTTTCCGTTAATCCAGTCGGCCCGGCCCGCCTTGTTAGACGAGAAGTACGTAACCGTTTTAGCGAACGGGTGGGCGGAAGTGTCCACGGGGATCAGGTTCGGATATTGGATATCGCCGTAGCGAATCGCGTATACCGAGGCCTCGATATGGGCGGTTTGTGCAATGATAAAACCGAGTGCTGCTTGTGCGTCAAATGATTTCATTATGCGAGACCTCCACCAACTAACCGAAGTTGAGCCAGGACGCCGTCGGTCGCGGTCGTATCCCAGCGAGCGTTAGCCACGATCGGGCTGCTACCTGTTCCCAGGGCGCCGTCGGCTAGAGCCACGACAGGGTCGCCGGCAGCCACGCCGCCAGAGTTCGCGACCCAGATAACGCCCTCGGTCATAATGCGAGCGTTAGACTGGTACTCGAACGTATCCGGATCCGCCGGATCTACCGACTGGTCGCGAACTGTTACGCCCAGGAAGTCGGAACCGTCGCCGACCACGCAGCCTTTATCCTCGGTACCCTGCATAACTGCCAGGCCGAAGTCGATACCGCCGGAGTCCTCGACGTTCCTGGAGATCAGGGTACGGGGCTCCTCGTTAGCGATAGCACCGGCGTAACCGACGGGGATATCGTCAAGGTATGTAGATTGTACAGTAGGCATTACTTTTTACCTCCCTGGTAGGCGGTCTGCATATCGGCGACCATAGCCGCATGGGCTACCTCGACGCTATCGGCGACCGGCTGGACGTAGCCCCGGACTACCCGACGTACGGGATCCTGGGTAGCGTCCTCGGACAAAATATCGAAACGAGCCAGGATATAGTCGTCGGACTTGCCGTCGACTGCAGCCTGTCCCAGTTTAGCCGCGACCGCCGTCTTACGGATATCCGCGTCGGCCAGGCCGGCATAATCCTTGTCGGCGACCCGCTGGGCCACTGCGATAAGATCCGCCCGGTCGTTTACCCTCTTATCGAGGTCCGCGTCGGACAGTTGGGCGGCCTTAAGGGTATCGAGTTCGGCGTCTTTTTGCGCGAGCTCGGCGTCCTTGGCCGCCAGTGCCGTCTGGTGGGCGGTCTCCGTTGTTACCACGTTTTTGCGGGCGTCGGCTAACTCCGTCTGGAGTTTAGATATAGCCTGCGCTCCCGCGTCCGTGGTTTCTACAGAAAGCCCGTCCACCGTTACGGTAGTTAGCTTCGTGTCACTCATAATTGAGGTCTCCATGGTAGTGTCTCCCAGTTTCAGATCAGAACCGCCCCTGGCTCGGGAGACTAGCGCCAGGTGATTCATACGTAAATTAGTCTGGACGGCGTCGTACTGCTCGCCGGCCGGCGTGGTGCCGGCGGTAGGATCCAGGTCCATAGTGTAACCCATCGAGAGCTCACGTTTACCGTTCGAGTGATCCGCGATCGCCGCCTTATCCATTAGCATGATGGGTACCCGCACGTACTCGCCGTCACGTAGTACCTCGTCGCCGGTCTGGCCCTTGGCGAACCGTTTCCAGTTGGACGCGTCGACCAGCTCTCGGGGATGGTCCGAGGTTATCGGGCGGTGGGCGTAGGAGGCCATGGCGTCGGCCGCGAACACCTCCTCGGGTGGCCTGTAGACGCGGACGACCCGCGCCTGGTCGCCGTCCATACCGAGCTCGCCGGCGCTATAGAGCTGGATCCCGGTCCGGGCCACGCGGGCCTCGGCCACCAGGTAGCCGTCGTTCGTTATCCGGGTCCTGTTGGTCTCGACCGCGTCATAAAGAAAAGTAGTCATAGATCCACCTCGTCTAGTTCTCGTTCGTTATCCCGGTCCGGATCCGTAAGCTCGAACCCAGGGAGGATAGAGTGTTCGTTTAGTAGGTTAGCCGACGCCTCGGCCAGGGCGTCCTCCGGGAACAGGTTCGTATTCACCAGGATCTGTATGGTCTCGGCGGTCTCCTTGCTGATCTTACTCTTTTCCGCGTCAGTCATTTGCCACAAGGACGCCCACTCGTAGCTTACGTCATCGGGTACGGATCCCAGGGCCGAGCGGACCAGGACGTCGTCGAGGCGCCGTAGCGCCGGCGTAATGGTAAGGGTCTGCATACTGTTAACACTGTCGTAGTAGTTCTTAAGGTCCGACTCGCCGGTACTGGTGAGGCCCGCCGGCGACTGGCCGAGGAACCGGGTTACAGGGATATCCGCGGCGCCCGAGACGGCCTGGAGGGCCTGGTAACTGATATCCGGCAGGCCGGCGAAGTTGTACGCCTTCTGGCTGTAGGTCTCGGCCCCGTCGATAACCAGCATACCGTTATTACCTTTAAGCTGGGCGCTAAGCTCGACGCGTTCCGCCAGGAGCTCGCGGTGGCGGGGGTTCGCCATGATGTTACCCAGGTCCGGGATCTGCAGGACGTCGACCTTAGCCTCGTAGACCAGGGAGGCGATATTCGAGGCGGTGGCGTCGGCGTTACGGACGGCCTGGTAGGCGGCCTGTAGAACACTGTCGCCCCAGCCCTGGTTCTGGCCGGTAAGCTCCTGGGGGGAGAGGACGTCGTTACCGGTGAATATGGCCAGGCGGGAACGGTGGATCCTGGTCCGGCCCGACTCGGCGCCACTGACCTCGTACCACTGGGGTAGCCCGTAGTCCTCGGACATAGGGTCGAGCTCGATATCGCCGGCCACCAGGACGCCTTTAGGGAACACGGTAACAAAAGAGAGCGAGCCCTCCTTAACCGTCGACGGGTCGAGTGGTAGCTCCGGGTCGTCGCCTTCAATACTAAAGTAGATGCCGGCCCCGCCGAACAGCCGCGACTGTTGAAGGGCCAGTTTTACTTTTTGCGGTAACCGTAGGCGTTTCTCGGTCTCCTCGATAAGGGCGATCTGGTCCACCTCGGCCGCCCACTCCCGCCATTTTCGGGTCGCGTCCTTAGCGGGGATATCCACGACCTTGCGGCCCATCCAGGACGTTCGGTACACGACCGACCACTGGGCGTCGGTAAAGGCCAGGAGGTAGTAGTCGCCGCTGGCCTGCTTGTCCCGGCCGGTATTCAGGTTAGCGATAAAGTTCTTAAACGAGTCGGTTATGTTGAGGATCGCACTCACTGTCCGCGGCTCCATAGTTCGGCAGCCGGGATCCGCATAAGGCCGAGCCAGGCCGTACCCCCGCAAGTCATACACTTACCTCTCATAACGATATCACCTCTAGCGGTTTTAACGTCCCAGGCCCGAACGTGGCGGGGCTTCCGTTGTGGCGCCTCCGCTAATGTCTCGAGGACCAGGCCGTTAGCGTCGAACACCTTTAGGACATTATCGTACCATAGTACGCGAGCTCTGCCAGCGGAGAACGCGCCTTTAATGCTAACCGAGCGGAAGTTCTGCACCACGTCAGTAGACCCAGGACGTCTTAGTAGCTCGCCGGTCGACGTGGACGAAGCCCTTGCCGGCGGCTATGCCGTAGAACTCCAGGGCGAAGGCCTGCTCCTGGATAACGTATAGCTGGTAGGCGTTATGGGCCCGGAGATCCGCCGCGGCCCGGTTATGCTCGCCTGGCTGGTCCTTGGCGGCCTCCTTGGGGTGATTCTCGCACCGCCAGCCGGAGTTCACGACCAGGGGGAACCCGCAGGCCTGGCGGAGCTCGTCCATAACGTGGATGAAGTCGTCCGGGATCTCGTTACGGCCGCAGCCGCAACGACAGGCGAACTCCTCGCGAGTGAAGTACCTAAAGGCCATGGCTAATCGGTATCTCCTTCGGCCCGGCGGCGGGCGGCCAGTGCGGCGGCGTCCTCCTCGGCCATTCGGCGGCCCTCCAGTACGGCGGCCCTCCACTGCTCCTCGGGGAGTACCGTAGGGGCCGCGAGCTGGCCGGCATTGAACCCGGGCACCATAACGCCCAGCATGGCCCGGAACATACTTAGCATCTCGACCATTACACCGGCCTCGGCGTCCTTAGTGGTGGCGGATCCGAGCTCGATCTTATAGCCGTCGCCGTCGCGTTCCATGGTAAAGCCGTTCTCTACCTGGTAGTCGGTATCGACCTGGACCGACTTGGTCGCGTTAGCGCCCTCCCCGGAGGTCTCGACGTTTACCTTGAGGCCCTCGCCGGCGCAGCCGGCCAGGAGGAACAGGGCCGCCCAGAACAGCACCAGGAAACATACGGCCAGGAAGTTATTAAACCATCGTTTAGACATTGTCTCTTTTCCTCATTTTGCGGGCCTTACCCAGGAGGATAAGGCGTTCAGTGTTAGCCCGTACGGCCCAGTACATTAGGTACCGGTGCCACCGCCTAACCTGTACCAGGGCCATGGCCTCCAGGAATATCTGGTCGGCCAGCCGGCGGGGGAACGCCTCCAGGGGATCCTTGTAGTCCTCCACGTAGGAAAGTCGACACAAGTAGTCGTGGGGTACTGCAGCCGGGCGGTGGCGGCCGTTCTTTAGGAACAGCGTACGGAGGAGCGGGGGGAACCTGGGTATAGACGCCAGGTCGGTCGGGTACTTGTCGGGGACCTGGACCAGGACCGGCTTACCGTCCTCGCCCAGTAGATCACTCTGGTAGACCAGCTCGCCGTCTAGCCACCATTGATCGTCGCCGGCCCAGAGACCGGTCTCCTCGTCGTAGATATCGAAGGTCGGGAACTTCAAAAAAGCGGCCATACTACTCGCTCCTATTGTGCGACTCTACCACGAGCTGGCCCGCCACGGGTTCCGGTGGATTAGGCGTATAACACCATATTTGTACGATCTGATCGTTATCAGCGGCGGATCCGTGTACCTCGGCATACCCTCCGTTCTTGATGCAACGTATTACCGACCGGATCATGGGCTTGCCGGTGCCGGCGGTTTCCATACTATGCAAGTGGTAATCCTGGGCGGGTACTGCCAGCACTACAAGCACTGAAAAAAATAATTGAAACATATTCCCGGCTACCTCCGTAAAATACCCGGCCCGGCTACGGAAGGACTCTCGGAAAAGGATCTCCTCTTATAGTCGAGCCAGGTACGCCAATCTCCATACCCATGGGCGCCAGATCCTCCTGGATCCGGTAAAACAGAGGGGCCAGGGGGAAGTCCAGCCCCTCCAAATGCTACCCGCGTGGGGGTTAACACGAGTAGTGTACTGCCCTACTTGGCGCTAAGGATCGCGGCCTTAATGTCGGCGACCTCTCCGACGAGCGCCTTAACGATACCCGCCAGGGCGGCCGTCGTTATAACCTCGTTATCAGTTTTGAGGCCGTCGGACTTAAGCATACTCTGTTGGAACGTCGCGTCGCCTTTACTCAGGCCACCATAGAACGCGTCGTCGCTATCCCGCATATGGGCGATAGACTGCTTATCCATGGCCTTGGCGGCGGCTACGTGGTTAAGCACGTTATCCAGGGAGACGGCGCTAGAGATCATGCGGAGCTGTTGGAACCGCATACCCTCATGGAGGCCGATATCGACGTCCGAGAGGTCTCGGGTAAAAGCCCTGTCGAGCTGTTGCCTGGACTCACTCACGCCGGCGGCCCGGAGGGCTGCACCGATCGAGGCGAGGGTGGATCCGGCGCCGACGTTAACTTGTTCGACTTCGGAGAGTGCGTCGCCGTCTGGGGTCGGCTGTTGGCCCGGCTCGTCGGTCGGGACTTTGGGTACTTTAGTCATAGTCGTTCATCCTACTCTGGGGGAGGCCGGCGTTTACCGTGGCGGCCTTGCACGTATCACGGGTAGCGTACTGCTCTATTCAAGGTCTATCAAGTCCCGAGTGCAATCTATCGTTAAGTCGGTCCTCTAATTTCATAACCCATTCTATATTGGTATGGTTCTCGGTGGCCAGCTGGATCTGTTCGGCGAGTCTATTATTAAACATAATATGCAGCTCTATATCCCGTTCCGTCTCTAGCGCCAGCTTGCCGGCTACCTCCGCTATGTCCTCTTTCATAGGGCCCGTTACCAGCCCGAGGGTAATAGCCACCAGGGCCCCCGCGGCTATCAGGGTCCCCCACTCGGTCGGCCGGTTTATCTTGGTAAACATACCCTTCTGGTTCTCGAGGAGGGTCTCGACGTTAGCGGTTAGCCGGCCGAGGTTAGCGTTTACCGCCGCCAGGCCGTCCGCCAGGGCGTTTATCTTATCCCGGTCGGCCTCCTGCTCTTTTTCGTAGTGGGCCGTCCACTCCCGGAACCCCAGTTTATTCTCGTCTTGTTCGATCATAGTTTATCCGCCCAGGAACCGGACCAGGTCGTAGCCGCTCCGGACCGGCCAGTAGGCCATCATAACCGCGTCGCCCAGGTTCGGCGACTTGGTCCCCGGCGGGGTCTTGTCGATCATCAGCTTAAGCCTCGCCCCACGGCCCGCGGTAACCTGACAAAGCTCCTTTTCCAGTTGGCGAAGCCGTTCCATATCCGGATCTATCGAGATCAGCGTGTCCACGTCATACTCCGCGCCCTGGGTTACCGCTCGCCAGGTCCGGTAGAACCGGTTACGCAGCTCCCACCAGCCCTGGGCCTTCAGGTTCGTATAGAAGTCCCGGTTTAAAGGGCTCTCCCTGTCGCCTTCTATTACACGTTTATCGGGATTAAGCACCGCGGCGCCTGCATCCCAGGGCACCATCCTAACACCAGCCGGCATACTGTTCGAGTCGTTTAGGTTGTTAACCTCGGACTTAACGCTAACCCCGACGCCGATACAGTCGTACTGGAGATCTACCGCTCCCAGGGGGGCCACGCTGGCGATCGCCTTCCGGGCCGTTACCGCCGGATCCCTGGCGCCCCACTCGAGGACGTCGCGAAGTATGATCCCCTGGCGGGTGGCCAGGGCGTTCGTATCGCCACCCGTATCGGCCACGTCCAGGGCCGCGCCCCACATACCGCCATCGTCCAGGCCGAGCTTAGTATGGGCGCCGATCGCAGCCTGGACCCACTCGCGTTCGATTAACAGGCCCTCGACCGAGGCCGAGTAGTTACGGTCCACCTCCTGGGCGAACACGTGGGCCAGGCCGTCGAGCTCGGCCTTCTCCTTACGGGCGTCGTACCAGGCCTGGGTCTTAGCCGGGTGGTCCCGCCAGTCCATAATAAATACCTGGG